CCAATTGACAATACAGTTTATGGTGGCGATGAAGGTGAATAATGGCTATTGAAAAACGAACACAATCGCAACTATCTGACGGCAAAGTTGGCACAGGAATAATGTTGGCCAAGGTAGTTGGTTACCTTGATCCTAGTTTTATGTGCGGGTTAGAAGTTACTTTGTTAGACAATCAAGGTGCTACTATAGGAGAAGACTCTCAAAGTTTTCCAGTAAAGTATGCCAGTCCCTTTTATGGCATAACTGCCTACGAAAATATGGGACTGAATAAAACAGACTGGAATGACACGCAGCAGAGTTATGGTATGTGGTTCCCAACAGTTGAGATAGGAACAACTGTGCTAGTGGTGTTTGTTGGCGGAAATCTTGCAGACGGTTATTTCATTGGCTGTGTTCCAGGTAGATTTGCTAATCAAATGATTCCGGCTATAGGCGGCAGTACAGAATTTGAAGCATCGCCTGATCAAAAAAAGAAATACGATACTACGCAACCTTTGCCTGTAGCAGAAGTTAACAGAAAAACTAACTCACTAGAAAAAAGTTTAAACATTGATAAAATTAAAAAACCAGTGCATCCTATTGCAGATGTGTTTTTAAAACAAGGCCTTTTAGAAGATGATGTTCGTGGTGTGACAACATCAACAGGTAGACGTACGGTTCCTAACAGCGTATTTGGTATAAGCACCCCCGGACCATTTAATCGCGGAGAAGGAACTAAAAAACAATTTCTAGGTAAGAAGAAAAGTTCAAGTTCAGTACCAGTGCCTGTATCTAGATTAGGTGGAACTACGTTTGTCATGGATGACGGTGACGACCAATATCAACGCCTAACATCGGCAGGCGAAGGCCCAGTTGAATATGCCGATACTTCCAACGGAGAAAAAGGAAATCCTAATATTCCTTATAACGAATATTTTCGTATAAGAACTAGAACCGGACATCAAATCTTAATGCATAATTCTGAAGATTTGATTTACATAGGTAATTCTAAAGGCTCAACATGGATAGAGTTGACCAGCAATGGTAAAATAGATATCTATGCTGAAGACAGTGTTAGTGTGCATACTAAAAACGATTTAAATCTGCGAGCCGATCGAGACATCAATTTAGAAGCCGGCAGAAACGTTAATATAAAAGCATCAGCAGATTACAGCAACGGAGATAGTGCTGATGCTAATGGATTTGACAGCGGCAAGGTGCATATAGAAAGTCAATATGACATGAAACTGTTAGTTGGCGGTAATGGTTTTATAACCACTACTACAAATTTAGAAGTATCTACAGGTGTTAATAACAACTTTACTGCCGGTGCTAATACAAATATTCTAAGCGGAGGAGACCATGTTGAAACCGCAGCAACAATTAACATGAATGGAACAGCAGCCACCGCAGCAGTATCAGCAGCAGTTTTAGTTGTACATGATAACATAGTAACTGATTCTGCTGAACCTTGGGAAAATAAAAATAGATATTCTGTAAGCACTCCGTTAAAGAGCATAATGAAAAGAATTCCAATGCACGAACCGTGGGCCTTGCATGAGAATCAAGCACCTGCACAATTAACTCCTGATAACACAGACAGGGAGACATAAAATGGCCAAATTATATAATCAAACCGTAGTTGCATCTAAAAGAGTTACTGTTGCTACTGACAACGGTGCAGCCTTTACCTACAAAGGTTTTAATTCTCAAGAGACTAAAAATAAATTTAAAGTCTACGATATAGATCTAGTAAAGCAGGATATTATCAATCATTTCTATATTAGAAAAGGTGAAAAATTAATGAATCCAGATTTTGGAACAGTAATCTGGGATTTGATATTTGAACCGTTCACTGAAGAAGTTAAACGATTAATCACTGAAGATGTGGAACAGATCATTAACTATGATCCTAGAATAGCCATTAACAGTGTTAGTATTGATGCCACTGACATGGGCATTAGAATAGAAGCAGATATAGCCTATTTGCCGTTTAACATCAACGAAAGAATGGTTTTTAATTTTGATAAAGAAAATAATATTATAAACTGACCACTTAATTTTGCAAAATAAATACGTGATAGAGATAAAAAATGACCACAACTTCAAGACAAAATAGCCTTATACTTAACGAAGATTGGACTAGGATTTATCAGACATTTAAAAATGCTGACTTCAAATCCTACGATTTTGAAAATCTTCGTAGGGTAATAATCGCATATTTCCGTGAAAATTATCCGGAAGATTTCAACGATTATATTGAAAGTTCTGAATATCTAGCACTGATTGATGCTATGGCTTTTCTTGGTCAAAGTCTTGCTTTCCGTATTGATCTTGCTTCTAGAGAAAATTTTATTGAACTAGCAGAGCGCAAAGAAAGTGTTTTACGTTTGGCTAGAATGTTAAGTTATAATGCCAAAAGAAATATTCCTGCTACCGGTCTTTTAAAATTTGATACAGTAAGTACCACAGAAAATATATTAGATTCTAACGGAAAAAATCTAGCACAACAAACAATTATCTGGAATGATCCAACAAATCAAAACTGGGCAGAACAATTTATCACAGTTTTGAATGCTGCTATGAGCGATAACACAGAGTTTGGCCGCAGCCAAGGATCTTCAATTATCGATGGAATTCTAACAGAACAATACAGACTTAGAACATCATCCACTGATGTTCCTGTGTTTACTTTTAATAAAATTGTTGCTGGTCGTCAAATGCCTTTTGAAATTGTAAGCACAGCATTTAGAGGCAGCGAAACTATCTATGAAGAAGCACCAACTCCATCCAACCAACTAGGATTTGTTTATAAGAATGACGGTCGAGGCGGCACAAGTTCTAATACTGGATTTTTCTTTTTGTTCAAACAGGGTAGTTTAGAATTAGCAGATTTTACTATAGATGTACCTAAGTCAAATGAAATCGTAGCCGTAGATTCTAATAACATCAATGAAAACGATGTTTGGTTGTTTAGACTAAACAGTGCAGGAGCACAAATAGAAGAATGGACTAAAGTACAATCTTTAATTGGTAATAACATTGCCTATAACAGCATTGCATCAAATATTAGAAATATCTATTCTGTGTTGACCAAAGAAAGTGACAGAGTTGATCTTGCTTTTGCCGACGGAGTTTACGGTAATTTACCACAAGGCACTTTTAGAGTTTATTACAGAAAGAGTAATGGCTTATCATATCAGATAGCACCGAGAGAAATGCAAGGCATTAGTTTATCTATTCCTTACGTAAACAAACAAGGGGTGAATCAAACTTTAATAGTTACCTGTAGTCTCAAATATACAGTAGATTCTTCAACCGCATCTGAAAGTGTTGACTCTATAAGAATTAATGCACCAGCATCATATTATACACAGAATAGAATGATAACAGGAGAAGATTATAATCTTGCTCCTTTGACTACCAGTCAAAATATTTTAAAAGTAAAATCTATTAATAGAACATCTAGCGGAATTAGCAGAAACTTTGATATTATAGATGCATCTGGCAAATACAGTAATGTTAATGTATTTGCTGACGACGGAATTATCTATAAAGAAGAAATTGAAAGATCATTGTCTTTTAAGTATGCCAATCGTGTAGACATTATTAATTTTATAAGAAATAAAATTGAGCCTATTTTTACTGATACAGATGTTTATAATTTCTATCTAACAAAATTTGAAAGAATTTTATTCACAGATAATAATACTATCTGGAATCAAGTTACTAACGATATTAATAACTCTTCTGGTTATTTCACTAATCTAGTCGACACAACATCAATTTTACCAGTGGCCACTTATACCACAGGTCTTTTACGTTATCTAACACCCGGAGCACTAATTAAATTCATTCCCCCAACAGGTAAGAGTTTTAAAAAGGGTAAGTTAGTTAATACGGATTCTACAGATCCTGAGCAGACATCTTACATATGGACTAAGGTTGTTAAGATAACAGGTGACGGTACAGCCAACAATTCCGGAGTCTTAACCACTAATCTAGGACCTGTACAATTCAATGACATAGTACCTAGTTTAGCAGTAGCATCTATAATCATACCTAAATTTATTAATAATTTAAGTACAGCATTGGAATCACAAATGGTGGATCTAATGTTTGGAAATTTAAATTTTGGACTTAGATATAACACTGCCGACACTGACTGGAAGATTATCACTGCTTCTAATTTAAATCTTGTTGATGATTTTAGTTTAGGAAAAGCAGGAGATGTAACTAACTCAAATCTAGACGCCTCTTGGATCATAGCATTCATCAAAGAACCAGATCAATATGTGGTAAGAATTAGAGGTATGGATTATATTTTTAGAAGTATAAAACAAAATAGATTTTATTTTGATAGCAATCAAAAAGTATTTGATAGCGAAACTGGTAAAGTTGTCAAAGATAAAGTTGTAGTATTAGGAATTAATGCCGGACAGGATTTAATTAATCCGTTAGTAGCAGATTATACTTTTGAAATCACCGACAGTGTTAGATTTGATGACGGGTATGAAAGTTCGGAAGAAATAAAAGTTACATTTTATGACAGCGATGATGATGGTGTTATCGATGATCCAGATACTTTTAGACAAGTCGTTGGACCTGATTCTTCTAACAGATTTCTGTTTTTTCAAACAACTACCGATGCTTACGGATACACAATTAAACAATTCGTAGACAATTCTAATGACACCGTGTTAATTAGACAAAAAGAAAGTCTAGTTAATATCAACGATTTCTCCGACAGTCAATTAGTTTATTTTTATGACATTGATGAAAATGTAGTTAAGAGAGTTGATAAAACAACAAACACTTTTATATTAGAACCTTCCTATACTGCTAACATAGGCAGAGACAATTTAAAATTTCAATATATTCACAATGCAGGAGTTGATAGAAGAATAGATCCTAGTGCTTCTAACATTATTGATGTTTACCTTCTAACAAGAAGTTATGATACAGCATTTAGAAATTTCCTTTCTGGTGCTGCTGATAAACCAACGGCTCCTAGCAGCGATAGTTTGAGAGTTACATTTGGTCAAAACTTAGATTTAATTAAATCAATAAGTGATGAAATCATTTATCATCCAGTAATTTATAAAGTTTTGTTTGGCTCAACTGCCGATGAAAAACTGCAAAGTAGATTTAAAGTGGTAAAAAATCCAAACAAGTTAATAAATGATAACGATCTAAAAGTTCGCATAATTGCAGCGATCAACGAATTTTTTGATGTCAATAATTGGGATTTCGGTGATAAATTTTATGTCAGCGAAATGATCACTTATGTTATCAATACCTGTGCCCCTGATATTTCAAATTTAGTTTTAGTACCAAGACAAGCATCACAGTCGTTTGGTAGTTTATTTGAAATACAAAGTCGCACAGATGAAATTTTTATTAGCGGTGCTACTGTAGATGATGTGGAAATAGTAACGTCAATTACAGCAGCAGAATTGAGAATCAGCAATGATTCAATTGTAACTAGTACGAGTTAATTAATGGCCAATACAAAT